AGGATAATATAATATTATTTTTAAACCTTGACGTAGTAAACTCTTTGCTTGTGTAGACATTAATGAAAATAAGTCAACATCTTTGTATACATTGTGTAATTCTATTATATAATAATTTTTATTGTTAGGATTAAAGGTATCTCCAACTTGTTTTGATTCTGCATCAAATATAGTTCTATTACTATAAACAAAGTCTTCATGTTGGCAGTTTACCTCTGCATCATACCATAGTGTAATCATATTTTCCTCTTTGGTATTTTGCTATCTGCACTACTTACACACGTAGGAGTTATACACTTAGATGGTGTCTTAAACAGCGTAAAACCGTCTTGTAGCGTTCCTAACGGTTCGTCATGACATGAATAGCTTCTGCGTACTTCATGCTCTCTAATAACACAACTTTGATAGCCTGCATTACAATTCCAACCTTTAAATTTGTTAAACCCAAACGCATTAAAACGTTCTGCTTGATCAAACTTGTATTGATTGTTATTATCGTCTACTAATTTAATTTGATATATTTCTTCGCCATTCCAGCTTTGTGGAAATCCTATTTGCATAAGATGTTTTTGTTCTTGTGTATAACCGTCAACTATAGCAGAAGCAGTAGGATTTGATTGAGGTTTAAGAGTTACATTAATACCTCTTTCAGCAAATCTCTCTAATCTTTCATAAAGCTCATTAAATAATTCTGGTACCATTACTTGATTAATTGTAACATACACACCGTTATCTATCAACTGTAAACATTTGTCACCAAACTCTTGCTCTTTAGCAAATTCAGCATGGTAACTAGCGGTAATACTTCTACGTTGAAGTTTAGATGTTGCTTCTATCCATTTATTCCACCATATGCTTCCTGGCGAAAGGTTAGTTGTCATATGAATACTTTGGTATTCTGGAGCAGGATCATTTGCATAGTGTTCTATCACTTTGCCAAAATGCTTATAGGCAGTAGGTTCGCCGCCGCTAAAAGAAAAGTGGAAATCAGTGAAGTTATTTTCACGTGCCTGTGCTTTGATACTATCTATGGTGTTTAAGTACAATTCTAAATCTTGGTGGTCTGGGGTACTAGATCTAGCGTGTGGCCAGCAATAACTGCACTCATAATTACAAAATCTAGCCAGGATCCACGAAACTGCAAAAAGATGAGTCTCTAGCATCGTTTGTTGGCCAAACTTGGTTATATTATCCCATGGGATACTTTGAAAATTATTCATACTTATTATTACTATCGTAAATTAATTTACTACATTGTCTTGCACATGTCATACACTTATCTTTCCCGTTCCAATAAGTATTTAACTTCGGCCATAGGGCTCCTGTTTGCTTTAAGGCACCGTGTTGGCACTTAGGAATGCCTATTACTTCTAACATTTCTTTTGTATTTTGTACACTTAAATTTCTAAGTTTGTGTATAGGCAATGTTTCTTCTATTGGCTGTTCTAAACTGTCGCCGCCTATCCAACAACACGGAAATATGCTTCCATAAGGGTCAACATATATACTTTGCTCGTTTGTACACTTAGGATCAATTACACTTTTTTCAATAGCACTTTCTCTAAACTGTACATCTAACAAGTTTTCTAAACTTTTGTTTGGGGTCTTTTTCCATTTGGGCAATTCTGCTGGTTTTAGATAATATTCAATATCCCCTTTAACATTTTGTACTTTGTATTCTTTCATTTCATAGAATCTCGTAGTACTAATAAAATTAACTTTGTCTACTCCTAAGTCAAGTAGATATGACTCTAGTTCTTCTGTTTCATGTTCGTTATGTGCAAATACTAAACTATCAACTCTTGCTGTTCCTCCTGCATTTATAAAAGCACTCATATTTTCTATAACTTTTTCAAATTTTGTATTACGCCTATATAACTCATGTTTGCCTGGAAAGCCATCTACAGCAAAAATTACTTCGCTGTTACGTTGTGTTCCTATTGCTATTGCAAGTTTACTCCACCATTTAGGATCACGCATTCCTCCATTAGTGTGTAATGCAAGTCTAGTTTCCTTGTTACACGATCTTACGTATTCATATATTTCTAAACAATCTTTTGCAAATGCAGGGTCACCGTAATTTCCACAACTATAAAAGTTATACAATTTTTCTAAAAATTCTTTTGGAAACCACTCTTTAAATTGCTCTATAGAAATATCACCATTACGTATAAAAGGCCTTACTGCGCCGCCGTGATAATTCCTTGCACACATTGGACATTGTGCTTGGCACTTATCAGTAAGTTCAATGTGTACTGATGTAATATCTTCAATTTTCTGCATTAAATTTTTCTCTTAGCCAAGCAAAATCATTTATTAGCCGAAGGTCAGCCCCAATAGAAAGGCCAAACTCCATGCCAGCCCTAGCACCTCTAATCGCATACTCACGAAATCTTCCATTAGCTGTAGTAGTCCATATTTTAAGTCTTTCATCTGTTTCTTCCTGATCTTGTCTATCAATTACTTTACTACTTAATTTTGCACATTCTCTAAATGCACTTTTCCATGTACTCCAAGGATCTGTATCAAACACTGAAATATTACTAACTGTAGGCATCGCTTTAAATTTAGGGCTTAATGTTGTCGTCATATCAGTAGTTTTTTCATTCATATTTAAACATGCTTTAGTAGGCAATAGTTTTGCACCGCCATAGCCATACTCTAAATTATTTACAGGATTTTTTGCTCGCCAAACATGTACAGTATCTTGATCCCAACTTGCAACTTGATACGAAAGATCAAAATCATCAACAACTTCTGCATCTCCGTCAACTACAAAAAACATATTTGTTTGTACTCTTTCTGCGGCTTTTTTATGTGCTTGATGTATACCATCGACATCTCTTATCCATATTAAGTTTGTACTTGGAGATGTTAATTGTATATGTTCTTGTAACTTCCTAAAATGTTTATCTGCATTAGATTCGTAATAGCTAATAAACACAACATCAAAAGTTTTAGGTATTGAAGCGTTTATGTCTAATTCTTTTTTTCTCATAAAGAACTTATAATCATATTCTTTACTGCTTACTTGTACATCTTTAGAACATAAAAATATTCCGTCATAGTATTTTTGATTTTTAAATATATGAACTATATCTTTATCCCATGTAGGTATTTGGTAATTAAAATTAAAATTATCAACATTAAGATTTGATGTAACTACATAGTAAAACTTAGACTTAATCTTTGACCGTTTACTTAAATATTCTTGATAATTAGAACAATATATTACTTCATTTATTTCAGGAGTAGACGCAACAATGTCTATTTCTTTTTTGTTTGTAAAAAATCTGTAGTCAAATTCTTTTTTAGATACTTCTTTGTCTTTATGTTGGATCCATACACCATCGTAATAATCGCCATTTTTAAATGCATGTATGATATCCTTTTCCCAATACGGAACTTTATAATTAAAATTAAAATCGACTTTTAAATATATATCACATGGTACTACATAAACAAAATCAGTAGTAGACTTTTTTAAACCATTTACATAATCTTCATAAGTTTTTACATATAAAACATTATATTTTTCTGGCTTACTAGCTGTTATATTAATTTCTTTTTTATTACTAAAAAATCTATATGATAATTCTCTGTTTGAAACTTCGCATCGTTTAGGAAACAGACATACTCCGTCAAAAATTTTGTCGTTTAAAAATACGTGAATATAATCTTCACTCCATTCATCTACTTCGTAATCAAATTTAAAATCTTCTATAAGATCAATGTCAGGCCATATTGCCCAAAACATTTTTGTAAAAATTTTAGTCTGTGCATCAGTAACTGTACTGGCAATCTTAGCATTTGGAAACGTAGATTTTATCTTATCCCATTTGCTATCTTTAGATCCTATATATACAATATCATACATAATTTACCATATACGTGTGTTCCCATAGTGAACAACCGTCATGTCATCGTATTGATGTTTAGGTGTAACCCTCCATGGGTCAAAAATTGTTGCTCCAGGCACATGTGGTATAGGATCTGTTTCATGAACACGTACAATTACATCTGGATTTTCTTTTACTACATCACCTTCTAATTCTGTAACAAAAAACTGTACTAGCACACTGTAACTACCATCTACATAATCTACATCAGGCTTATAACTATTGGATGTAAACATTATACGGTTGCCATGTTCTAATATTGTTTCTGCCATATTTTTTGCTTGTATTTCTCTAGCATACATCACCGAGTCAAACAAATCATATTCTAATCTCAACTCTTCGCTAAGCCAACGTAACGCAATGTTATCTCTTGGATGGCATGCTCCACCATCGCCCATTCCTGCTTTCATATAACCTGGGCCCATAATACGCTTGTCGCTATGTGCAAGTGCATTAGTTACAACATCAACATTAATATTACCTTGTCTTTCAGCAACGTCTTGTATCATATTAACTAATCCAATCTTAGCACTAATAAATGTGTTATAGAATACTTTGATGCATTCACATTCGTCCCAAGTACCAATTTCGTAGCGTGGATTATTTTCCACAATAGTTTCGTACAAATCTACTAGCTGTTTTGCGTCACCAGTTTTAGAGCCATCATGTGTTCCAATCATTATCATTTCTGGATTGGCCATATCCCATGCAACAGTTCCCATAGCAATTAAGTAAGGATTGTAAACAAAACGTGTATTACCACAAAGTCTCCAAAGCCTATGTCTTACCGTACCAGGTAATACTGTGCTAATAAGAACAAGCAACTGGTTTTTATTCATATGTTTATTTGCTTCAGTAAGTACACTTTCTACTATATCATAAGCAAAGTCCTTTGGCGGTAAATCGCTAGTAGGATATCTTCCGTCGTATTGGGGATCATGTGGTGTAGGTACAGAAACAAAAACAATGTCAACATCTTTGACTGTGTCTTTAATGTTATCCTCTACAATAACATAGTCACTTTCAACTTTTCGAGTATCGTATCCTAATACAGCATGACCTTTTTTGGCTATAACTTCTGCACAAGGTAAACCTAGTTTACCAAGGCCTATAAATGCAATTTTACTCATTTTATTTGTCCTTCTTTTATTAAATCTAATTTATTAATTATATCGTTTTTATAATGTAACTGTCTATACAAATTTTGATTGTGTTTGCATACTGGCTCCATTTCTTTACGTAGCTCAGTCTTTCTATCAAAGCTCTCATCTCTTAAACGATTTAGATTACTTACTATTATAGCAATTCTTTCCTCTAATGTCAAGTCAAAATCATACCTTTCATCAAACCATTTATTAAATGTTATAAATCCCAAATCTCTAAGACGTGCTAGTGTTCCTGGATTTCCTAATGTCATAAACGGCATACCAATTGCAATAGGCTTATAAGTTTTTTCACTTATAAACAAAACTTTATTATCCACATGCGTTTCAGTATTAAGGTACAAGAATGTTTTTTTACAATACTCTATTGGTATACTATTTGTAGGATTAGCTTCAGTCACATTTTTAATATCTAGTACATCATATTTTTGATTAGTAATTGTATTTTTAGGATATAATCTTTTAAATTCATCAAATGCTCCGTAAGTATTTGCCCAAGTATTGTATCCTGTTTGTAATAAATGATTATCAATTAAAGATTGCATTAACATACATCTATGCATTCTTGCAACTCTGTTACAATTAATATAGTCTTTGGTAGTAGGGTTATATGGGATAATCTCTGGAGGTGGAGAAATATGATGTATCCATTGATCATTATAAACAAAAGTAAACCTATTTTTTCTTTCACGTAGTTTTAAGTCACCACTTATAAAATAAACATCAAGAGAATCGTTAAAATAATTTACAAAATAATCAATATCTTCTGCAATATTATGATTACCTTCTAATGGGTCTAGAAAAACAATTTTATGTTTTAAAACATACACAAAGTTTTCTTTTACTACTTGAATTATTTTATCTATATTATGATTTCCTGCTTCATAATAAAAAGGAATAATACCTATTGGACTTTTTGATAATTGTTTGCCGTTACGTTCTATAATATTTAAAAATTTAAAATAATGAAATTTGCTTTCTTGGCTTACAACACTTTTATCAGCATTACCCCAATCGGTGTTTATATTGTCTCTAAAAAATTTATTTTCTTGTTGCACTGAATTAAAGATATAAAAATTCATATTTTTCTTCCTTTAATATAATCTGCAAAAGTCTTATGACACTTTGGTCCTGGATGTAAGTTATCAGTACCTTTATCAAGATCATGTTTTATGTTTCCTATACTTTTTACATTAAATTCTCTTTTTAAGTTTTCTAATTTATAATCATATTCAC